TGTAGTTACTAAAGGAGGAAGTGGAGGTAAAGGATTGGTATTAAACCCAGGCCCTGCAACACTCCCTAACTTAGAAAGCGGACATTTATGGATAGGTAATGGAACTAATCAACCAATACCACAAACGGTATCTGAATTAGGATTAGCAACAACAGGAAGTAATACATTTGTAGGAAACCAAATCATTAGTGGAAATCTATTAGTGACAGGTTCAAACATAAACTTAGAAGTTGATGCACCTGCTCTATCAGTAGGAGTAACAAATGTTAAAACCCTTTTAGATGCTACTGCAAGTGGTGTAATAACATCTACAGATATAACAAGATTAGGTGCTGGACCGACTGGAGATTTAAGTGGTGTAAGATTACAAACACTTAGTGGTAGTGATACGAGTGGTGATACACTATTGAGTAGAGTATCAACAGGTGTAAACAGACACACATCTACTGCAATGACAGGTTCAGTTGTGAATACTTCAATAGTATCTACGTGGGCTACGGGTTCAGCAGGTGGTAGAGTAGGTTATACTTCTCAGGTTAATGCAAACGCACAGAGTGCATCAGCAACCCTAACTCTAACTGCAGGAAATGCGGCATCTAACTACGCAGGTGGAACTGCATCATTGCAAGCGGGAAGAGTTAACATAGGATTTACCGGTGCTACAATTACATCAACAGGAAGTTGGACACAACAAGGTTCAATTGTAACATCTGGTGGTATTACTGTAAACAATCTTGGTATAACTGCAACTAGTGGTTCAATCAATGGAGAGTTCAGAGTAAATGGTTCAATGAATATAACAGGTTCTAATCCAACAATACAGAGTGGTTCATTGAGTGGTAGTTTAGTATCAACATTAGGAGATACATACGCATCAACACCACAAGGAAACTTTATTGTAACATTAGATTCAGCATCAATGGCATCACTATTAAGTGGAGCAGGAACAAACGCAAATACAATTTACTTTGTAATATAAAAATAATCTATGCCAGTATTCTTAGGAAATAATAGCTTATCAAATGTATTCTTAGGTAACTCCGAAGTGCAGACAGTGTACAACGGAGTTAACTTAGTTTATCAAAAAGCTACAACTACTACTACCACAACAACCACAACTACATCAACTACGACTACATTAGCACCTTTAAGTGTAATGACATTAGTTGTTGCAGGAGGAGGTAGTGGAGGATGTGGAACAGGTGGAGGCGGTGGAGCCGGTGGTGTTGTTTACTCAGGCTCATTATCTTTACCAATTGGTACTTATGCTGTAAACGTAGGTACTGGTGCGGCATCAACAGGTTCTAATAACTCAGCATCACCTGCAGGAAGTAAAGGTCAGGATTCATCATTTATTAGTGGAAGTATTATTGTTTCTGCTAGTGGCGGAGGAGGTGGAGTAGGATACGACCAAGCATTTGCAGCATCTAGAAATAATGGTGGAAGTGGTGGAGGTCAATCCGATAACAATACTACAAATGGTTTAACTATTGATTCTACACAAGGAAACAATGGTGGTGGAGGAACTAGTGGAACTGCGTGTGGCGGAGGAGGTGGTGGTAAAGGCCAATCAGGTCGTACACCATTAGGTTCATATCCAAATGGAACAGGTGGAGCAGGTGGAAGTGGAAGTGCATTCACAATCAGAGATGGTTCATCCGTATTCTATGGCGGTGGTGGAGGAGCTGGAACATACGCTCAAGCAACTGCTGCAGGAAAAGGTGGACCTGGCGGTGGAGGTAACGGAGGTGGACCTTCAAATAACTCCAATTGTACTGCAGGTACTGCAAACACCGGCGGAGGCGGAGGTGGTTCATTCAGAAATATAGATGGAACTAACAACGGAGCAAGTGGTGCTGGAGGTAGTGGTATCATTGTAGTTGCATACTTAACATCATCTGCAGCAGGTAAAACTGTAACAGGTGGTATTGAAGCAACATATACATCAGGCTCATTAACTTACAAATCACACACATTCTTAAGTTCATCAAATTTAGTTATATCATAAAAAAATTGAAAAAACAAAAACATAATTGTTAAACCTTATATAAACACAAATAATATGAATTCAAAACAAGTATTAGACCGTATAGTATCAATGCTTTCTATAACTAAAAAAGAAGAAGAAGTAGAGATGACATACGCAAGATTAGCTGATGGAACTATAGTTGAATCACCTACATTTGACGTGGGAGAGCCTGTAGAAGTAGTATCAGAAGATGGAACAAAAACTCCTGCACCAGATGGTACACATGAGTTAGTATTAAGAGATACTGAAGGTAATGAAGTACCTTTCAAAGTTATCACCAAAGATGGTGTTATCACAGAAAGAGAAAACATAGAAATGGAGATGGAGCCGGTTAAACCTATCCCTTCTGCAACTATGGAGCCTAAAGAAAACGAAGTAAAAGAATTAGCTGAGGAATTACCTACAGGCGATGGTATTGAAGGAACACCTCAACCAATGCCAGGCGAAGAAGGTTCTCCATTTGATATGAAGAAGATGTATGAAGATATGGCTTACAGAATAGAAGAAATGGAAAAGAGAATCGCTAAGATGGAAGAGGTAAAAGAAGAAGTAGAAGTAGAAGTAGAAGAAGAAGAGATGGAAGACCTACCTAAATTAGATGGTGCTCCAATTGAAGAAGCTGCTAGATTCTCTTCAATGAAACCAAAAAATAAATTGAAAGAGAGTAACCCACAAGGTTCTTTCTTAGAAAAATTATACAAATAAACAAAAAAACTAAAATCATTTAAAAATGAGAAAATTACAAAAATTCGCACAACCAGAAATTACTAGCACATACGCTGGTGAATTTGCTGGAAAGTATATTAGTGCAGCTTTGTTATCAGCTAAAACGTTGGATAACAAATATGTAACTATTATGCCAAACGTAAAGTACAAATCTGTTATTCAGAAAGTACAATTAGACAACATTGTTGTAAACGCATCTTGTGACTTCACAACTGCAGGTACAGCATCTCTTACTGAGAGAATCTTAGAACCAAAAGAATTGCAAGTTAACTTGGAATTATGTAAGCAAGAATTCGTTGATAGCTGGGAAGCTTTACAATTAGGATTTTCTGCTTTTGATACTATCCCTGCAAACTTCAATGACTATTTGATTTCTTATGTAGGTGGATTCGTAGCACAAGCAACTGAGCAATCAATTTGGGCAGGTACTGCAGCAACTAACGGACAATTCGGTGGTTTCCAAACAGCATTCTCTGCATCAATTGCAGCGGGTGGTTCAACTGCAGTATTACCAGCAAGAAGTGCAGGTAGTGGTTCTGCAATCATCTCTGGTTCAGTAACTTCAGCTAACGTATTATCTAAATTAGATTCAGTAGTACAAACTATTCCTGATACTGTTTATGGTAAAGAAGATGTATTACTTTACGTTTCAACTAACGTAGGTAAGGCTTACCAACAAGCATTAGCAGGTGGAGCAGTAGGAGCAAACGGATGGAACAACCAATTAAACGTTGGTGAAAAACCATTCAACTTCAATGGTATTGAAATCGTTCTTTGCCCTGGTTTATCTTCTGATAAAATCGTAGCAGCACAAAAATCTAACTTATTCTTCGGTACAGGTTTATTATCTGATTACAACCAAGTTAAAGTATTAGACATGGCTGACTTAGATGGTTCTCAGAACTACAGAGTTATTATGAGATACACAGCTGGTACTCAGTTTGGTATCGGACAAGACATCGTTTACTACGGAGCTTACTAAAAATAATAAGTGGAGAGGAAACTCTCCACTTTAATCAGTTATAGACAAACAAAAAATAAAAAGAAAAACTTATGGCATGTAACTTAACATTAGGAAGACAGGAGCCGTGTAAGGAATCGGTAGGTGGATTGCAAGGTGTGTACTTTATTAACTACACAACTGCTTCATTTACTCATGGTGCAAATGGACAAGTATCCGCACTTCCTACAGGAACAACTGTTTACTATTATGAGCTTAAGGGTAATTCTTCTTATACAGAAACAGTTAACTCTTCAAGAGATAATGGTACTACATTCTTTTCACAAGAATTGACCCTTAACTTAAAGAAATTAACTCCTGAGATGACAACGCAATTGAAAACAATGGCGTATGGTAGACCTCAGATAATTGTTTGGACTAATGCTGGTGATGCGTTATTAGTAGGTGAACATCAAGGTGGAGATGTAACTGCGGGTACAATACAAACAGGTGGTGGTTTAGGAGACCTTTATGGATACTCTGTAACTTTCACAGGATTGGAAAATACTCCAGCATCATTCTTAACCGGTTCAACAACCGCAAGTGCATTTGCAGGATTAGGTACACAACCAACAATTGTATATGGAAGTTAATTAAATTAACCTTAAATATAAAACATAAATTGGGTAATCAGAAATGGTTACCCTTTTTTGTTACTAAAAAATGTAGATAATTGGTGTTATATAAGAGATAAATCATAGATAATGCAGGGATATTACTTAACAGGCAGCAACTTAATTACTATTAGAACACAGGATATGACTAGTAGACCTACTTTAACGTTAAGGTTAGAGGATATGTACACTTTGCAGAATACAACTTCTTCTATTAGTAGTTATACTTTTGATGATTACGAAAACATTCTACAATTTACTGCATCAATTAGTGGTGCAATAGTTGGTGGAGAGTATAGAGCAACAATAAATTCAGGTTCAACTAACATTTGGAATGGTTCTATTCAGGTTTATCAATCAGAATCACTAAGTACAACATACACAAATCAAAATAATCAGTATATTTCACATATTACTGATAACGAATTTATAATAATGTAATATGAACAAATCGTATCAAAACTTTTCAGTTGTAAATTTAGCTCAGCAGGATGTGCCCGTAATAAGAGAGGATACAAAGACTCGTTATAATTGGGTACCGTTCGGTATTGGATTGCAGGATGATTTCTATCCAGAGGTAACTGCGGCTTATAACACGTCAACAACTAACGCTGCGTGTATAGAAGGTATAGCAGACCTTATCTTTGGAAAGGGAATCTACACTAAGAACGAAGCATTTACGGATGCATTAGCTAAATTAGTACCACAGGAAGAGTTAAAGAGAGCAATCTTTGACCTAAAACTTTATGGTAACGGAGCATTTCAAGTATATTGGAATGATGAACACACAAAGATAATTAAATTCTATCATATACCGGTTCAAACACTAAGAGCTGAGAAGTTATACGATAATCCAAAGATTCAGAACTACTTCTATTGTACTGATTGGTTTGATATGAAGGCACAGAAAGCTAAAATACAAATCCCTGCCTTTGGAACATCTAATGAGAAGAGAGAAATCCTATGGGTTAAGAATTACACACCAGGTAAGTACTATTATAGTATCCCTGATTGGATTGCAGCCCTTCAATTTTCGTTCGTAGAGGCTGAGTTGAGTAATTTACACCTAAACAACATTGAGAACGGATTTTTACCCCTCGTAATGGTAAATATGAATAGTGGAGTTCCTGCACCTGAGGAAAGAGATACTATAGAAGACCTAATTGAAAGAAAGTTTACAGGCACAAGAAATGCAGGAAGGTTTATGATTTCATTTAACGATGATGCAGCTAACAAACCTACTATTGATACAATACAGATTGAGAACTTACACGAGAAGTTCCAATATGTTGCTGAATACGCGCAGGATA